CTTGGCTTCAGTAAAATACTGAAGAAGGATCGAGTTTCGCTCGACTGGACACCGAGTGACTTTGGATTGCTCCTGGTCACACAAGTGCTCTAGGCGCTGCAATACTTGGTTATACCGCCTCTTAAGGTGGCTATTACCAATATTGAAGTCGTCATACCAGCCGAGGATACCTGAGCCTGTCGGCACATTAGCAAAGGAGAATCTCCCAAGCTTCTGTACTGTCGATTTCACATACTCCGCTACACGGTAATAACCTTGTTTAACAAAGTTATTATGCGTTGCAACGCAGGATGAGATAGACCCAGGCCGGGACACTTCAGGGTGACTGATTGAGTATACGGGAGTCACATCGTGACCATCGTATGCATCAACACCGCAAGACTCTCGAAACCTTCCGGTAACGAAAGTTTTCTTGTCGTTGACCTTCAATCCGAAGGCAGCCAGTAGTCCCTGAAGCACTACCCAAGAGTCAGTGGGGACGATAATATCGTCACCAAAGACTTGGACCTCCCTGGAGGCAAGCTTAAGTGTATTGATACCTGGTCGTAACCCGCGTGCAACAAGCACAGAGGAAACAGCTAGGATCGCAAACACATAAGACTGCACAGGGAAGGTGCATGCTGAACCCATACACGCAAACTTCCTCAATACAGAGTACCGAGGAGATTTGTGATCGATGGTGTTTTCCACCCATCGTGTCCGACTAGCATGAAGGGCTTCCAGAAGGGATTTATTCCTTCTGAAGATCCTCTCTACTAGCCAACACGAAAGTCGATCAGACGCAGACGACAGATCAATCGTCGCATGCGACTGAGTACGGGAAGCCTCTCTCGCTAAACGTTGGTTCCACGTTTGATCACGGAAGTGAATCACACGCTGAATTGGCGTAGACGAGAGACGAGTGGTAAGAAAGTCTAAAATGACTTGCTGACACCATTGATGCGCAACAGGCTCTGCGGCAATAAGCCGAGGGCCCTTGAGCGTCTTTGGTACAGCAATCAACTTAGATGGAGGTTCATGAGCTTTACAAAGCTTATCAACATCCCCACTCGTGAGGTGATCAATCCAGTGACTATAGTTTGCAAAAGCAAACCGAGCCATAGGAAAGACACCTTCCAGCTTAGCTGGCCAGTTTGGAAAGTCGTATTTAAACTGAATACGACGCTGGTCAGCCACTGCACCAGGTCCGTGCTTAGCATACCACTCGGAAGGGTCAAACCCTCCGATCATGGAACTGACGATGTCGGCTGTCCGTTGGACAACGTCGGCGTCGGTCCATGAAAGAATGGTATGGGCCTCCCCAGCATAATCGCTGTCATTAAGACAGCGGTCAAGCAAAGGAGTAGGACAATCGAGAGAAGCATCCCCGAGATGGAGATGCTCCAAACTGATTGCCCTGAGGTCGTCTTCGTCCCAAGAAAGAGACGAATGCCGAACCTGCCGGTCTGTTTCGAAGAACTCATGTACGTGTTCCCACGTCCGTGAGTCGCTGCAGGGTACCCGAACCTTCTTAGCTGCATAATACAGCTGGCGAAGGAAGCGGATACTCTCAACGTCCGGAACAGCCCTAAGCTCGCCATCTTCGTCGAAGACGCGAAGCAATAGCCCCTTGAATAGTCTCGGGATTATTGCCCCAGTCTTGTACGGCCGTTGACCGGCAATACTTGACTTGGTTAGGCGTCCAGCTGCTAAGCATAGATCAAAATGCTTACCAGCTTCGGGGAGGTCTATCATTAGAAATGACAGGCCTCTCTTTTCGACGAGTGAGAGCAAGCGAGAAGCATCCCGCTCACTATCACGCTGGAGACAGGGGTAGTGCTCTGCAACTGTGAGAAACAGCGCAGAGTATAGTCCCTGTAGGTACTGAACATAGCTTTTCATTGGTAGGTCCTTCAGTTAGGATCTGTCCAATCTATGGCTAAGTTCACCCATCTCCCTAGGATGAGGGCCTTAGGGCGTCAATGACGCCTTACGACTCCCAACCCAGCAACTTCGCGGCAATGCCACCAGCCTTTACCATGTAAAAGCTCATGGCTTCCGAGAGGTCGATGACGTCTGCAGCGGTCTCGTTAGGATCCGTACGGATCGTAAAGATGACCTCAGTCAGACGACCAAGGGGATACGCCGTAGCTGGCTTCAGAAACCTCTGAAAAGTCACAGTGTGACGATCAAAGGGCTGAGTACCAGCCTTGACAGTATCCTTGGAGTGCCGGACTTTCGCCCGGTACCACACGGTAGTATCGTCGAGATAATACTCGGCGCTAAAACCGTCTTGGTTAATCAGCGGCAAGACCTTGGCAGTTCCACCGGAACCGTCAAGAGTCACCGTCAGGGTTGAACCTAGCATAGTACCTACTCCTAAGTTACGTCTCTCCATTCAGCGCGCGCGCTGAACAGCGAGCGAACTTAGGATCGACAGATGCCGCGACCCAATGAAGGGCGCGGTAGCCGTGAGAAAGCCAGGGTGCAGAGTGCGCGATAGCCACTCTAGCACCGCAGACCCATCTCCGCCACGATAAACTTCTTTGAAGTTATCTACGCGGGAGAAGGAGGTGACTGTTCGCGTCTTTGTCATAACACATGGCACTGACGCGTTCGCCGGGACACGATTAGCATTGGCGGCCATAAAGTCGCCAGTGTTCGTGAACCAGTCGATCATCCATGTCCATGGGAAAGCATCCCATACGTATTTTGGACTCGCATTGAGTCCGAATACTAGATCACGGGCAAATCGACGTATCTCCTTCGCGTCCATCCCATGGAGGGCAAGATTGGATGGGGCCCAACGAGTTGAGCCCCATCGCTCTATGGAGGTTACCGATGTTTTCCTAGCATCGATAAAATCTCCAAGATTAGATTCGATCGTCACAATAGTGGCGTCCGAAGCTACAGTCTGCTTCCATGAGTCGGATCGGATGCGTCTGGTGAAACCACCCTTAGACTGCAGGCGTTCCAGTTCCCGTACACGTTTGTCTACGGCGTCCTGAAACATCAGCATCTTCTTGATATCTCGGAAGAGGGGCTTCCAGCCCATTTGGTGCGAAAGATAGAAGTTTGCCAGATGTTCTGGCGGTCTATCTAAGTACCTCTTGAGCTTAAAGTCCCCGATTTCCTTGACCATCATCGGGAGGTCCTTCAATTCGTAGATAAAGTTGAGAGTCTGAACCTCTGCCCTGCTAGGATTACTCCTTGCAAGAACAGAAGTCGCGACCTCAGCAATAGGTGCGATTGAAGTGGGCAAGTGACTCTGAGCAAAACTATAGAAGTAGGAGGGGAACCATTCTTGGTAGAATTTATCCTCTCCACTACCTATAGGTCTGATTCCAGTTATGGAACTGAGCCCCGTACGGTCATCACGAACGATGTCCATCGGGTGGTCAGAACCACGTCCCAATGAGTCGTAGCATTCGCTCTTATATCTGGTACCACCCAGACTTTGAGCGCTGCCGAACCATGGAACACCCCCGGCGCGTCTCTGAGCGAGACCGCCGCCGGGCCACGGAATCAAGCTTGTTCTGAGCCTTGTCATCACACTTTCTCAACAGGGTTGCGGGATGCAACGAGCTATCGCTCGAGAGCCCCTCCAAATGGAG